AAAGTTGCGTAACGAACCCTTCAGCCCTTCCCACAACTCGCCGGCAGTTTGCGCTTCAGATAACGGCTTAACTGCATAAGCAGGGTTATCAACCTCTGTATATACGGCGGCATCTTCCGCTTCATCAATAGCTCTTTGGGCTGATTGGGTATCAATGTCATAAACATCTTCAGCAATATCATCAGCCTGGGTCTTAAGACCGCCAGCTGACGATGGCGTTGTGGCGACATCAATTATCTTGCCAAGTGTTAAGCCAGCAAGACCGCCTAATGCGCCACCAATAGCGCGCTCTTCAAATGTATCGCCACTTGCCGCGCCAGCGACAGCGCCTTCAAGACCGCCAGCCGATGCGTATGAAAATCCTTTTTTCGCAAGAGCGCTACCAATCCCAAAGCTTGTAGGTATTGCGCCGATAATATTTGCAAGAGTTGCTGAGTCTGCAAGCTCTGGGTTTTGCTGACGAAAAACCGTCCTAGCGGCTTCATATCTACTTTTTGCTTCGCTGTACGAAACGTCCGTTGTTGCCGCACGAACAGCAGAAGCAAGCTCGCCCATCAAACCAAGCGTTACACCTTCATTAAACTCTGTGACAAGACCAGCAATTCTTTTATTTTTTGCTTCGCCTTCACTTTTAAGCAATTCATTTACATCGTCAGATAATTCTACAGATGAAAAGTCAATTGCAGATGGCGCAGATCGCGGAGGTTCATCTGGTATTTGAACTTTTGAAAAGTCAACCATTTTAAAACCTAATCAAACAAGCTTTTAATAGTAGAAGCCAATGCGCTACCAGCAGATGACATGCCCCGTTTGTCGCCACCAATTTGTTGCTCAGGCAAATTGCCTGCCATATCAAATCGCCTTTCTGCTTCAGCCGTTGCTTGCGCTAATTCAACTGGGTCAACTTTAGAAATATCTACAGTTCCATCTTCTCTAATAGCGCTTTCAAATCTTAATGATCCATCTTTATTTTTGTAATTTTTAATTAAACTATCACGGGTTTTAAATATAGTTTGTTGTCGATCTGACTGCCCTTGCCTGTAGGTTTGCATTTCTGCAAATTGCTCTGGAAACTTTGACCTAATATATGCTGTTACTGCATTTTGTATTTCGGTTGCAGATAATCGCTGTCCATCAGGCCGCTCAAGTAACCCAGCTATTTTTTCAACTTCAGCAGGATCTTCAAGCAAGTCTTCTATTTTGTTATACAAGTCAGAAGAAAATACATTTCCTGGCAAATCACCTTGCTTCATTAAATTGTCAAGAGTAACCTGAACGTGTGCCTTAACATCAACCACCTCACCAGATGTCCTGTTAGCCATTGCAATGGTTCGTTTGTCAAGCATTTCACTAATCAAAGCAAGACGGTCACGATCCCTGCGAATATCACCAGTTGGCTTAAAATTATTGTCACTCAACATTTTTTCTTCAGCTTTTGAAAGAGGAGCTTTTGATCTGCGTATTTCATCCGCTTTTTCTTTTGCTTCAACCAACGCATATTGAGTTGTTTCATATTGATCTACAGCTTGACCAAACCCCTGCTTCCTAAGTTGCTCTGCATCTTGCTTATACTGTTCACTGCCAAACTTTGTAGATGAAAGAGCGCGCATAGCTACTTGTTTTTGTTGCTCTGCAAGTTGGTTTTGCCGCTGTGCGGCCTGAAACTTTGTTTGATATTTAATGTTATCTGACTCTACAACAGCCGCACCATTCTGTTTCATCATAGCAAGTCGATCTTGCAATGTTTTTTGAACCGTTAACTCTTGAGCAGAAAGCGGAGTTGTTTGGTTTTTAAAATTCTCAAGAGCCTGCTCTGTCTTAATAATTGACATTGCAGTATTGGTTTGTGCAGTCTGCTGTGTTGCCGCACGTTGACCCTGCACAGTTTCAATGGTTCCCATAATTGCTTGGCGAGCCTGCTCATTACGGGTACTAGACAACAACGCATCAAGCTCATTATTAATATTGCCAAGCATACCCATATCGCCCGTTTCCTGGGCAACCTGTGCTTTACGCAACAACTCAATACTGGCTTCTTGGGTAGCCCTAGTTTCGGCTTCATCGGCTCTGCGTTGAGCGCCAAGCATCCCTGCGCCAATACTTAATCCAGCCGCGCGCGCAAAATCAGGCTGGGCAAGACCGCCTAATACAGCAGAACTTAATCTCAAATTTGGTAGCGCCATTGTCTATCTCCAAATGCCTGTGTAATCAACCTGATAATAACCGCTGTCATGCAAGCTAACTCGTTCTGGATGAGTTTCCATAAGCTCCTGAGCCAACACCCCAACTTCAGAGCCAAACTCTCCAAGCTCATTAGCTTTGTCATTCCAATCCCATTTGTAAATATTAAAGCCTTGTTTGTTTTTACCAACAAATTCAATGTTCTTTTTGAGCCGAACATCAGAATTTTTTATGTAATCATAGATACCTCCAAGCAAATCAAACAATCCGCCCGAGCCACCACCTTGAGCGCCAGCCGCTAATACCCCAGCGCCAACGTTTCCAAGCAGAGTTGACTGACCAAGACCCGAGGCAAGCAATGCATCAATGCCAGTCATTGTGGCTTCACCAAACATCCCAGCACCATACTGCTGTGCCTGTTGAGCCATGCCAGCTGTAGCAATTCCTTGCTGAAGCGCATTAAGAGCCGCCGCTTCAGGAATAAACGCCGCTTTAGTAGCCGCAAGGCCGCGTTGTAATTGAGCAGATTCAAGCGCCTGTTGACCAGCAAACATACCCAAGCCAGCTTCGCCAAGCTGAATACCTCTAGCCTGTCGAGCCGCAAGCAAGTCCTGAGCCGCCTGCCCAAGTCCTGCTCCCATAGTTCCAAATTGTGCGCCTAGCTGACCTGCTAGCTGTCGCTCGGTCTGAGCTTGTTGCATAGCCTGAATCATCGCAGTGTTCTGCGCTTCTGCCTGCGCTTTTGCAAGTGCTAACTGCTCTGGCGTACCACCATAAAGATTAGTGCTTACTCCAAGCCTGCCTTGAGACAGCAAACGCTCTTCTAACGCTAACCGCTGACGCTGTTCTTCTGGCGTCTGTGCCGCCCTCATTCGCTGATAAATAGCCTGCTCTCTTGCCGCAGGACTCATGCCTGCCTCTGTAAGCAATCCTGCTGATGACGCCAAACTTTGCTGAGCTAACTGATTTGTAGGATCAAATGTTGGCAGTCCACCCTGAAGCTCTGGCCTAACCATCCCAAGAAAATCTTGACCAAGCCCCATCGTTTCAAAATAACCTGGAGGAGCACCGCCAACATTAAACAATGCTTCGCCAAGAAGAGCATCTTGTAGCTGTCTAGCGGCACCAGTTGCGCCAACAGACAAAGAGCCGCCAGCCATAACATTTGCACCACTTGTGCCTGTAGTTACAGAAAATGGTTGAAACCTAGCTTTAGTTTCAAGCTGACTAGCAAGTGTATTTGCAGATGCTTGAGCAGATTCGCCAACGCTTTGAAGCCTGTTATAAGCCGCATTAATTGCGGATAAACCTGCTATATCACCAAAAAGCGACATTAGTACGTCCCTCCATCAATTGTGCCTGTCGACAAAGTTCCGCTAAAAGTCAAAGCTGGGATTGTCACAGTTCCCGTAAAAGTAGGCGATGCAATATCTGCCTTTGTAGCAGAAGCCGTAGCAATCGCATCAAACTCTGTATCGAATTCGCTACCCCGAATGATCTTATTTGTATCTCCAGCAGGCAACGTATCCTTGGCTGTAAAGTTTGTTGTCTTAGTGTAATTGCTCATATCGTTTTACCTATCAATGCTAATACGTTGATTTCCTGAATCGACAAAATAGACCCATTAATATCTGACTCCAAGCCTATCGTAACAACTCCACCACTCCCTGTTGTATGAACAGTAGGTTTTGTCGTTAATATGCCGCCTGTAAACGTGCCAACCGTATACTCCGACACGCCATAATAAGCCGGCACTTGATTGCCTACAGATATTTCATAATTCTTAAAGGCAGTTTTAAAGTCATAAGCCCACTTAACAAATATTGTTTCTTCATTTGCACCAATAAGCGTTGGCTTAATCTTTTTGACAATCTTTGTTTTGCTTGAATCACCAAAAGTTAATGCAGGGCTAAAGTATCTAAACCGATACTTTGATGTATTGTCCAAATATCCAGAGTACGTTCCTATGCCGTCAGACGTTCCAATGTAAAGTGTCCCATCTGTATGCCTAGCAAATGATTTATGGCCTACAGAAGTCCATCTAGTCACTCTGTACGAGTTGTTTTCTAGTCGGCCTTTAAGATCAAAGCAGTAAATAGTAGATTGGCTTGGAAAACCAATAAGGTAAAACGCATTTTCAGGGCTG